TACCTGCGGATATACCTAGTATTTGTGTTTGCACAGCACCAGCAACGCCTACAGTACATAAGTCAGAGTTACTTGCGCTAATCTGGGGTGATATAGCAGAAGGTGGTGGACTATTAATTGTAGTGTCCATCGTGCCGCTAGAAGTGACTGTGCTTTCCGACTTAATTGTGTCGTCTTCGTTAGCAGGGACAACGTTACCTATAGCAAGACCTGCAACAAAGAAGAGTATCGCTATAAATAAACGCTTCATTTTCTTTCCACCAGTCTGTCTAGCTTTTCTTCTATCTTATCAAATTTACTCATTATTTGACCAAGTACTTGATTAGAGTCGTACTTAGTGACGTACTCTTTAGCTAGTTCTTCTCGAGTTCTGTTAAGTAAAATAGTTACACGCTTGACTTCTTCATGGTGAGATTTAATCCACCAAACCAAAAAACCGCCCCCTGCGGTTAAGCCAATATTCCAAATTGCAGCCATCTCCACTAGAACACACCCCCGCCAGCAGGTTTCGGCGCAGTGATCGGTACAGATATATCTTTACGTTCAGGTGTTGTTTTATCAGTCATACTACTATCCTTAATTCTCCAGTTGCGGTCTTATATACATCATTAACCGTAAGACCACCAGACACCGCGGCCGCATTGTTCGCGTAGACGGAAAGTCCAGTTAAATTTAGAGTATCCGCCCTAACAGGCCCGGGATTTTGTTGCTGTTGGGTGTATAAAGCAAACGCTCGTGTAACTTGCGCCATATACGACTGCGTGTACTCTTGAGGGGCTTCTGCGAAAAACGGTATAGCAAACGATTGAGCCATTAGCGCCTACCATCCGTACGCATATCTGCGCGTGGTGTACCAAGCCTCCACTGCGTTCCGAGAGTATTCGAAGAAACTTTTAAGGCCATAGATCGACCTCGTAAGCGGAAGAACAACTGTTCTGTAAACTGTTCTACGGGAGCTGTGGCGGATCGCACTGCTGCGCCTGAATTTGTCTGGTCAAAGTTGGCTCCGGGAAAGTCCCTTGCACTAACTTCAAACGTGGCACTGGGGGTAGACGTAGAGTTTCGGAATGTCAGGTCGGGTAAAACTCTTGATACAAACATAAATTGATCTCCGTCACCTAACTCAATGGCGCTAGATTCAATGTAGCTATTTATAGGACTAGGCGGGTTGGTGCTTCCATCATCTAAACCATTCTCATGGAAGTATATGTGCCCGTCTGTAGAAGCGGCTAACGGCAAACTAGAAATTGCATTATCCTGCCATGCTGTACGAGGTAAAGTGCCGTAGAACCAGCTGTTTTCGGCGTAGTTAAATACCACATAGCTGTCATTTGTTTCGCTACCCAGCGATGGGTAGAACCACCATATTTCATTAAACTTACTATTAAGTCCTGAAGAAACTTTAGACTTCTGTGAAAAATCTATATTGTCAAAAATATATTCTTCTATGGGGCATGGTATTATCTGAACGTTACCGTCATATTTGTAGAACGTTTGGTCCCCCATCCAATACACTGCGTCTCCAGAAGCAACAGCAGCGTTCTGCCCCAGAATAGAAGTGTTCGTAGAGACCTCAGTAAGCCCAAAAGTAAATGGAGCCCCAATGAATTGCATCGCTGATACAGACCGATCTGTAAATATAATCACTTGCTGTTTAGTTTGTACCGCAGAAACAATTTCAGAGCCTGTACCTACACGTAGTTCTCCAGCAGTGTTCGTCGCTGTCGCCGCCCAATCAGTAAAGCTCTCTTGATCTGAAAAGCGTATTGTAAGCGGGTCTAGTACACCGGGATCGCCTTGAGGATCACAGCCAAATGCAATAACGTGCCTATCCCTCTCAGAAACAAGGACAATATTAGCAACTTGCGGTTGGTTATTCCCACTCAGCGTAGTTATGTCTACAGCACGAGAAGAAGTACCTGCAGAAGTATCCCAGTAGTATATACCCCCACCGCGTACATTTGCTAGTAAATCTTCACCAAAGTTGTCCATAGACCATAAACGAAGTTGAGAACCGGGAACTGTTACGTCCGCTGCAGAACTCCATGTCCCACGACCCCAAACACCCGCGCCCCAACCACTGCCAGTAGCAGAAGATTCTAGACCCGTGTTTATCTGATACGTACCTACTACGGAACTGCCGCCGTTTCCTGTGTCTGATGAATTAGCTGTAACTGTAGCGGTTATAGTGTAGGAATTAGCGTTTACAACAGAAGTTACCTGATACTCTTTGTTTAGTACTGCGGCGGTGATAGCGCCTCCAAGACTAACAGCCCCTGAGAACGTAACAAAGTCGTTTAAAAACACTTGGTTATTTGTGTCCGACACAGTGATTGTAGTGGAACCATTAGTAGCCGCAAAGGTAACATCCCCCGCAGAAGTAGTTTGTCTAATAGGCGTAATGTCTACAGGGCTATTACCATCTAAAACATACAGCTTTAAGTTAGTGCCCGCACTGACAAAATTTGTACCATCAAGTGCGGTCCAGTTATGTATATCACGACACAGCCCCAACATAGCTGTGTTTGTAAACTGAGTCCAACCACCAATAGTTTCAGGAAAACCTAAACGAAAACGTATTTTATCTCCGTCACGCCATCCACCTTCGTTAGTGTAGTCGGTCGTATCTCTTACAATTCCGGGGCGAAACTGGAGTTTTTGTAGCGGCATTATAAACCTCCAATGAGATGATTACGAAATAGTTCCATCAGTAGTTACGTCGCCCAATGTTGTTAGATTGCCAGAGCTATCTACACGAAGAACGTTTGTACCGTTATAGGCAAAAGTTAAGTTTGTCCCAGACGCCGCTACTGTCCAGCTTTGCGTTCCACCCGTAATAGTTATAGCCGATGAAAGCGTAGGAGTAGTTAACGTAGGGCTTGAAGAGGGTGCTTTAGCGTTAAGTTGTGTTTGTACGTTGGATGTAACACCATCGACGTAATTAATTTCAGCCGTCGTAGCTGTAATACCATCAAGAACATCAAACTCAGAAGTTGTAACCCCTGTCGCTCGTAAATCTTTAGCATAGTTTAAATCGTCAGCGTCACCAGTAAACCCGTCTAGTTTATTAAGTTCCGCAGTTGTAGCTGTAACCCCGTCTAGTATGTTTAGCTCTGCGCCAGTTGCAGTGACTGTAGTGCCCGCTACTATCAACGACCCAAGGTCTAATGAACCTGTAATGTCCACAACCGCCGCGCCAGAACCTGCACCATCACAGTATATGATCTTAGAAGTATTATTTGCTACGCTGACGTTTGCGCCTGAGCCTTGAGTGAATGTGGCTGTTTGGCCACTATTGTTCTTAACAATGTATATATGCTGCCCGTTATTTGGGGATACAGTTACCGTATTGGTACCGGAAGGAGACCCTCCAAGCACGAGAGTTTTATACTGCCCGTCAGAGAGAGCGCCATCACTTACCGCTAAGGTATGTGTCGTACCAGATAGAGTAATCGCACCTACACCGTTAGTCAGGCGGTCTATTATGCTCATGTTATCGTTTACGGTGTTGCCCCATGTAGCGGACTGTTCCCCGTTGGCTGGAAGCTCAATGCCACCATTGTCTGTATATGTACTAGGCATTATTCATCCTCACGCTGCTATTCTTGTCCATATTGTACCGGGATCAGGTTTAACTCTACCCCATACAAGTGCTTGTCCAACGGTTCCTGTAGCTGATACTCCAGTAGTAGTTACCAATGCTGCGGCCGTCGTTGTTACAGAGCCTACACTACCTGTAGCTAAAACTCCAGTAACATCCGCACCTGCACCTGCTTGGCCTTGTGCACTGCCCACAGACATAGTTCCGGCTACGCCTGTTATGGAGAACGTAGCGTTAGAGGTAGTAGAAACACTTGGGGTATTCGTAGTGCCCGCAAGCCCCGTAGGGCTAATAACCGAAGCGTTTATAACAGTAACGGTGCCCGGTGATCCAGTAGCCGCAACGCCTGTAAGTGTAAGCTCTAAGTCTGTAGAAGATATAACTGTGCCTAGGCCACCTACCATAGCGGTTGGCGATGTGATTACAGGTGTACCGCCAGCATCTACTGCTACACCTCCGATTGTTGCAGAACCTTGCACCGAACTAAGAGTTAGTCCACTCTGGTTCCCCGTAACTGATACCGTACCAACAGCGCCATTACCAATAACCCCCGTAGGGATAAACAGCTGCTCACCACTACCTACATCGGAGAAGGCTGCGGCTGAATATGGGGAAAAGCCTAACATGTTATGCTATGTATCCTATTCTGGTTTTATAGGCCAAACGATGTCTTCTGGAAAACCTTCTTGGTCTGGAATATCTCTTAATGCTTGACGATACGTTGTTTGTGCATCTGTCATAGTTAAATCTGAAACACCCCACCAATCTGTTTCACAGAGAAGGGTATCTCTGAAATTTCTCGCACTTTGGGCTACGGCGTCTATTGGTCTTGTTGCTTGAAAATCAGGCCAATCTGATATGTTAGCGTCATCGGCAAAAACAGCTGGGTCCCCCGTAAGCTTATTGTAAAATATTTGTGTCATTTTATGTATCCTTAGTAATAAATTCTTAGACTTCCAGCCCCACCAGAACCAACGCCGTTGAAAGATGAACCTGCACCGCCGCCGGGTGCAGAACCGTTAGCGGGGTTGCTATTAGTAGAGGCAGCGCCGCCATTACCGGCATATGTAGAAGTACCCGGAGAAAACAAGTGACCGCCGTAATTGGCATACGATCCACCAGCGGCTCCGCCAAATGTAGAGTCCCAGAAGGGGGTGCCGAAACCGTTATTGGCGGGATTACTATAATTAGTGGATGAATCTATGGATTTTTGTCCTGATCCATTATTAGAGTACTTAGGTATTCCTCCGCCAACGCACGGGTGTATCGTTGTAAGGTCCCCACTAATATGGGCATAATTCAATCCGTCTACTCTATTATAAGCATTACTGGAATGACTAGCGCCTTGTGCGCTAAATGTTTGGTTGGTCGCCAGAGTTATTGAGGTAGGGCCGCCGGCGGTAACGCTGTACCCACTATTATTAGTAACACCGCCACTCCCTATAGTAAAAGAAACAGAGCTACCCAAAGAGCCTCTTAGAACAGTTATTAGCGAAGCCGCCGCGCCGCTGCCTCCTGATGGGTTCGCTCCATCTCGTCTACCGGGACCGCCCCCACCAACGAGGTAGAAAGTTATATAATCAGTATCTGATATAGAACCCGGTATGCTCCATGAACCGCTTGAAGTGTAGTTGTGTTGCGGGCTACTCCAATTTACTTCAGGAGCTGCACCGCCCCCTGCCGCTGCCGCAATTACGGTAGTTGTAGCCGAATCAAGGGACGCAATATTTTGCAACTGTCTACTGTCATTTATAACGGATGTTCCGCTTACTTTTATAGCCATCTTCGCTTTCCTCTACTATTAGCCGTTAAGTTTTTGTTTTAGCTCGTCAATTTGAGCTTGTTGTTCTTTGATTGCTTCGATTAACAGACCAACCATGTTGCCATACTGTACTGATAGAAGCCCTTCAGCACCTTCTTGAACTAGCTCTGGCATAACCTTTTGCACCTCTTGAGCTATAACACCTGAAGATTTCTCGTCAGTTGCTCTAAGAGTAAATGAATACCCACCCAGCTGTTGAACCTTACCCAAAGCACCAGTAATCGGCGTTATGTCGTCTTTAGCACGTTCGTCTGAAGTGGTATTAACCGTACCCGCATTAACCGTAGTTACCGTTATCGTGCTATCAAGATTGAGTGTAACCCCACCACTAGACCCACCACCATTAAGGTTTGTCCCAGCAGTAACACCTGTGATATCACCTACGCTTGTTGTATACCCAGCACCATTAGTTAGCTGGTTATTGTTTGTGATGTAGTTAGCGTTTGTTGCGCCAGTGTAACCTAAGTTGGCTAAAGTCATAGTGTGGGAAGCAAGCCCTGTGACGTGCCCATATGTGTCAAGCGTCACATCTTGGATGACTGTAGCACCAGAGTTGTTAACGCTGCTTTGTGAAGAAGTGTCGGAGTGGCTTAATGTTACATTACCAGTGCCACCGCCTGATAGCCCAGAACCCGCGGTGATTGTCTGATCTGCTGTAGCTCCAGTCTCAATACCATCTAACTTAGAGCCGTCTGTAGCTACGTCACGCCCATCAAAGGTTGAGTTAGTTGTGATAGCACCTGTCATAGCCCCACCGGCCCTTGGCAAAGCAGCGTCAGCCGTAGTGCCTTGAGCGGCTGTAGCATATGCGGAAGCTGCAGTAGTAGCGGCTGTACCTAAACCTAATGTTGCCCTAGCTGTAGCAGCGTCGGCATCGTCAACTAATGTTTTACCAAATGCACTGATAGTTGTATTAGCCGGTAACGACAAAGTCTTAATATCACCATCTACTTCAGAATCCATCAAGGCTCCTGCGGCAGTGACGTTGGCGGTGTCTGTCTGATCTGCACCGGACTCTATGCCATCAAGTTTTGTACCGTCTGTAGCTACATCTCGACCATCAAAAGTGCTGTTAGTAGTAATAGCTCCGGTCATAGCTCCACCAGATAACGCCAGTGTTGCTGTCTCGTTAGCTAAAGGAACCCATGCACCTGCGTGGGCAAAATAACCTTTACCTGTGCCATGAACATGAGCAAACATGCCGTGATATGTAGACGCGCTCGGTAAGTCAGATAGTTGAGAATAGACGTTAGCAAATAAAACCTTATTACCATTACCGTCTATATCACCCGACATAGTACCGCCAGACAAGTTCAACTTAGTGGATAAATCTACAGTTGACCAAGCGTAATCACTACCGTTCCAACCAAGATACTGCCCACTGCCTGCACTACTGACATTTACGTGTGAATCTATTAACGGGTTTACGTTACCCGCATCTGTTACGTTCGCGCCGTCTTCTACGTTTAGTGCGGATAACAGTCCGCTTTTTGATACAGACCCAGTTAAACCCACAACAGCTTGGACGGCGTCTGTCTGATCGTGTTTTGACCAATTACTCGCATAAGTAGAAGTAGACGCATTATCTGTCGTCGCAACAATGTTGTCTCCCACTGCGAACGATATACCGTTGACAGTGCCCGCCCCTGAAACGTAATAGAACCAGCCTGTTTGAGCAGAGCCACCACCGGGGAAACTACCTGAACCTGCGTTCCAATCACCTTTATATACCATACCATTTTCAAGTGCGGCAATATCAGTTTCCATTTGGTCAAGATTGACCGCTTGTGTAACTGTAACAAAGTCTAACTTAGTTCCGTCAGCGGCTACGTCACGCCCGTCAACTGTGCCGCCCACAACTAAGTTGTTACCAATGGCTACATTATTACTCGCATCTTCAACTACAGCCTTATCTGCTGGGTAGGTCAGGAATATATTCTTTGTTCCTATACCCCAGTTGACAGCGTTGTTGGAGTTAGACGATGTGAATACCGCCGTGCGGGTAATAGTCCCCCCACTAGACGCATAAGTTCCAAGTCCAACCTCGAAGTTATTATTATCCGTTACCGAATAATAAACAGTGTCAGCGTTAGATACCTCAGAGGCAAATGTTTGAAAACCCGAAACCGCGCCTCCCAGAGTATAAGCCCCAGTCCCCGTAGAGTTAGTGGTTTCTTGTACGCGATCAGCGACAATTAAGGCCATAGGGCTACTCCTATTATTTTAAGCGATACGAATAATAGCGTTCGTAGCATCCGCTGTTGGGAATTGAATAGTAAATGTACCAGTAGTCGAAGTTTTATCTGCACCAAAATCCAGCACTGCAACTGTTGGATCACCAGCAGCACTGTCGTTATATATTAACGCTCCACGAGCTGTAATTGTAGCAGATGTGAACGCAAGGTCAGCAAAGTCTGTTAAACCTGTTGTTCCTGAAGATGTCGGTGTCACGTTTGTAAGTGTACCCCCACCAGCGCTGTACGAACCTGAGTTAGATACTTCATTTGCAGAAGTATACGCAGTGGTCGCTGCATTGAACGTTGCACTGTTAGTATATAGAGCAAGTTTGAATGTATTGCCTGAAGAGGCAGTGAAGTTGTGAGTACCTGTAAGAAGTTCTTTCTTAAAGGATGTACACATGAAGTTACCTGAAAAGGCCATTTAAAGTCTCCTAAGTTGGGTTGCGAGGTCAGGAAACCCAGCCTCTTGTAGTTTTACGCATGTTGTTGCGCGGTCTTCCTTAACCGCTACTT